GTGCAGGGTTAGCTGCTGTTTGCATAAATGTCATTAGTCTTTGAGATCTTACTTCTTTCTGCATCAAAGAAGAAGTGCCTTGTGCTTTAATCTCTAGATCACCTATTATATACGGAGAGTCATCATTAAATTGCATGTTCCAATGAAATAATGATTGTCCTAGGGGCTTTAGTAAATAGTCGTCAATATTTTTAATTACTGTTTTAATACTTAATGCTGCAGCACCCATAAGCATTGACATACCTGATGCTGTTCTAGTTGTAGATTGTACACCTGTTGCACCATGTGAGTACGAAGGTATACCAGTTGCCTCATCAGCTAACTGCCTAAACTTATCAAACATTTGTAAATTTTCAAATGCAGTATTAGGAAATTTTAATCCGTGTACTGCTTGACCTGTTTGGCCACTTTGTCTTCTAAATATTTTACCAGGAAATACTTTCATATCTTGACCTGGAACTAACATAGTTTCATCTACATCAAATACTAAATTACCTGCAAGTGCTAAATTATCAATAGCCATTCTTGCATGACCATTCATAACTTGTTGTGAGTCTTCCATATTTTCTGGAATACCAATACCAAAAAATTGATATGGGTTTAACTCATATGGACATACTAGGTAAGGTATTCTTGTAGGTGTAAATGGATTTTCAACCATTCTTAAAACTTTATTACCACATATCCATGCGTTAATATGTATTACATCAGAATCACTACTATAAGATACACCACATTCATCTGCAGTTTTTTTATCTATAATACCCCAATATTCTAATACTTCAAATCTATTTTTATAAATACTTGTAATATTTTCTCTATCATATAATGAAGATTCAAATCCTCTTGTTTGATAATTAGGACCCATCTCTAAACATTCTCTAACAGCTTCGCTATTAAACATAGGTTTATTTGCTAAGTCTTCAAACTGTGCCTTATTATAAGCGTGTCTTTGAATTACATAATCACAATCATTTATACTTGTAGCATTTGGGTCTGGATAAAAATCCCAACAACTAACTGCTTCAATAGATGGTACAGCTTTTATTTTAGTTGCTTGTACTCTTTCAATATTACCTTCATCATCTTCTGATGTAGAAAATTGATTATATTCTTTTGTATCTGTAAAAGGTCCTTTTAAAATTCCTGTTCCAAGTAATGCCATTTCAAAAAATACATGACGCATAATTGTAATAGCTCTACTTTCTTCTAACTGATCGTGTATCAGTTTTTGCATTTTTTCTGCAGCTAATCTTGCAGGTTCTATTTGTGGACTACCTGTATATGATGGACCTTCTTCAAAACCTAAATTTTCATATTCCATATTTAGATTTTTCATTAAATCATTTACTGTAGAACCAGGTGGTATATTAGCACCATCACCATTAAAACCATAAGGACTCTGTATATCTTCTTGAGGTTGCTGTTGGTCTTTAGGTTTTAAATGTGCTCTTTCAGCTATATCTTCTGGCACAGATGTAGGAGTTACTCCCAAAGGAAACTTACCCTGTGAGAATAAAACTTCTATTATCTGACCGAATGAAGCTAGTACTTTAGTTTTTGTTATTTTAACAAATACTCTTGACTTTTCATTTTCACGAAAAGCCATTTCTGGTCCATATAATCCTCTGTAATTTCTATAAGCTTTTAACCATCTTTTTTCGTCATAGACTTTAGATGTTTCAGCTTGTTGAAATTTACTTCTAATTAAACCAACTAAAGAATTACCTTCAGCTTCATAGCCTCCGTTATCTTTTTTGTCTTCTTCCATTAAGATTAGTAATCTCTTTCTTCAGCCATTCTAAAGATTGCTGGATCTACTTTTGACTTTGATTGTCCTTTTGCATCATTACCATCACCGCTTGTAGCTCCTTGATTTACTTTTGAATTAGGATCTATTTGCATTTTGTCGTTAGGTCTTTTTGGTGCATCAGGTGCAAGTTCTCCGTGCATATATCTTTTCATCATAGTTGTTGTCTCCTTATTTTAGTAAGTTAGTTATTCCGTAAAATTTATTTTTACCTTTACTTAAAATTTTTTTTGATTTATCTTTTAACACAGCTAACCCTTGATCCTTTCTGTAATCTAAACCTATTTTAATTTGTTTAAGTACAGTTGGATTGTTAGCTAATGCTTCTTCTTTTTTCTTTTCTGCTTTTTGCAAATCTTTATCTAGTGGTTTGTCCATTTTATTTTTTTTAGTTGTACCTGCATAAATTGTAGGTATAAAGTTACTATTAGTTCCAAGACTCATTAATAGTCTTTTTCGTCAGCCATTTTAAACAATGAATCTTCTACATGCTCAGATCCAGATTTAGTTGGTACAGTTACATCGTACTCAAAAGGTTCTTGTTTTCTGTGCGTATGTTTAGAAAAATCAATATTAGTATGCTCCCTGTTAGGCTGTTTGCCTTCAGGTGCATCACTTAATTGACCTTGTTTAACTTTAGCTTTTGGATCAAATTTTGCTTCCATTGCTCTCTCCTATATTTTGATTTTCTTAATCTTTAATATATTTTTAGTTGGTATGGTTGTATGCCCACCACCTTGTTTTATATCATTGTTTGATTCAAAATTAAAATCAGACATTAAAATTGTAACATCTGAATCTTGTTTCATAAGCCAACCAACTGTACAACAAACTGCCGTAGTTGATTTTTTTATGTCAGGTATATCAACCCAAATTGAATCTGCTACAATATCTTCCCACCAGGCGATTACTAAATCGTATGGAAAAATTTTTTTATCTATCCCTGGTAGTTTTTTTTTCTTAGCCAATTTAATATCCAAATTTACTATCTGCTGCATGAAAATCATTTTGATTAAAAAATGTTCTAAATCTTTCTGCATACTTAGGATGTGTTGGTCTACTCATACATCCATAACGTAATGCATCGTAAGCATGATCTTCTGCGTATGTATCTACGTCTTCAGGGTTTTTTTTATCTGTCGGTAATATTCCTAGAGTTTTAATTAAATTTCTACAATTTTTAAATACTCTAATACCTGGTTCATTATCTACAACTCTTAAACGTTTATGAACTTCAAGTTTACCATTAATTCTACTTTTAGGTGATCTATCTGATGGTCTCCATCTACAACCTTGTTGTATCATTGTCTCTGCAATGCTTGGGCCTACATCACCTCTCTTTGCCCATGTACTAGAATCTAGTACACCATAATGAATATACTCACCATGTTCTAATTGCAAGACTTGTCTCGCAAAATTATCTGCCGTAACCTTTTTGGTATATAGCTCTCTATATATCCAAAGATTATTGTTATAATCAACAGCGAACCATAAAACACAAGCAGGAGAAGAATAACCCCAGTCAGCAGCACGAAATTTATACCACCCTCTAGGGATCTCAAAAGGTTCGACCACGTGAGTTGTTTTATTAAATTCTGGAAACGCTGAGTCTTCATATGCATCCCAATCTCCATCTAAAAATTGTTTACGTTGTACTTCAGGTAAAGATGCAAGCATAACATAATAATCATCAGTTTGCATCAGATAAGGGTTGTCTTGTAACTTAGCTGGTATAAATCTTCTTGTAATATATTTCTTTCCGTTGGGTGTATCTATCCCTACGTCAAACGCTGTATTTGGTTCTCCTGGTTCTACGAACATTTCTCGTACCCATTGTGAACCTACATTGCCTGGATTACCTGTAGCTCTCATATAAACAGGTATATCTTTATCAACGGATCTTAAAGAAGATCTTAAAAAATTATATATATCTGGCGAAGGATATTGTGGAAGTTCGTCTATTCCTATCCATGTGTATGATTGACCTTGGTATCTCAAAGCGTCTGTCATGTTCTCTGCGTAACCAAACTCTATCTTTGCCCCTGATGGGAATCGCCACTCTTTTTCTTGTTCTCTCCATTTGGCTCCAGGATATGCCTTTCCGTATAATAATTGAGACTTTTGAATTAAGTCTCTTAACTCAGGCATAGTCCTCCTTACTAGGAGTGCTCTATGATTAGCATAGGAGCAATAACGAAGCGGGTCTACTAGCATCGCATATGATTTACCACCGCCTCTAGCTCCACCATAAAAAACTTCTCTTTCAGAAGCTGCAAGAAATTCTGTCTGTGGGCCTGTATTAGGCTTAAAGATAACTTCTTGATTATTTATGTGCTCTTGTACTGTTTGAGGAGCACTCTCGATTATATCCTCTGTAAGTAGTTGTGTCTCTTTACCAGTAAGTGCTTTGTCAATAGTTAACAATTTCTTTTTGGTATTTTCTGCTGACATCTTAGCAGAACGTAATGTTTGTTCTGCCTTTGCAACTTTCTTACGAGTGCGAGCTAATATCTGTTTAACTGACTTCTTGGCTTTCTGTTGTACTATTCTCTTCGGTTTCGGTGGTGCTATTTCTTGCAAGTCTTTTTCTGAGTCCGACATGTGATATATATCTTCCTGTTTTTCTATGTAGCCATTGTGCAGTCTCTCTTAGTGAGCAAGTCTTTGAATATTCTCTTGCTTGTCTAAGAGCATCTAATTCTTCTTTAATAGGTTCTAAATAATCTGGATCTTCAGACTGTTTAAAACCAAATGGAATAGTTCTAGCTTTCCTTTTTATCTTTACTGGTTCCACCTATGTACGATTTCTTCCTAAAATTTTTTTCTCTAACCTTCTATAAATATCTTTTTGCTCAGAACTAGGTACACTATCAGTATTAAATTTTATCATATAATTTTCTAAAGCCTCATCAAAGTCTTCCATTAATTTTAATTCTCTTATTTTCATTTGTTTTGATTTAGCAACTTTAATACTGCCATCCCCAGTAGGTTTTTTACCTTTAGGGTGCTCATTAGAATATGTTAAATTATTTTTGTCTATCTTCATCTTTTTTATTACTATCTTTAGGTGGTAATATAAATATTCCATGCATAGCTTTCATATTTATATCTAATTGATCTTTTTTACCTAAGCCTACTCTATCAAGTATTGAGTTAGCAGCTGCTAGACGAATGTTAGAGTGTGGTGTGGTCCCGTCTTCGTCTAGTAGGTCTGTTAGCCGAGTAGCTGCTTTTGCAGAATGCGTTGATAAGTGGCTTTCCGCTAATTCTGTAATTTCTTTTCGGAGATTACGCACAACTTTAGGGTAGCTGTGGTCAGAATACCCAGCAATCCTAGCTGCTTCTCGTGGATTTCCTTTCGCTTCTGCGAACAATACGTCTAGAAACCTTTCCTGCATGTCTGTTAAGTTTCTTTTTTGAGTCTTTGTTATAGAAGAATCCATGATTTGCGTTTATTATCTCCATTATTTCCTTAAAAGGAAGTATTTTTGTTTTATTTATGTCTAGATCTAGCATAATTTGTACATTATTCGTGATGACCCATGTTAACTTAATGTTATGTGCGTGTATGTGTGTCCTTTGAATAATATATACTACCTATTATAGTGCTGATTAACAATTTTGTCAAGTATTTTTTTTAATATTTGTAGACTGCGACAATATTGCATTAGACAAAATTGGAAATAGGGTGTATAATGTTATTAGGTACACCCCAGGGGGCCTATATATCTATACTAAGGGTAAATATATAACTACCCCCTAGGGTATTCCTAGGAATATTGTCGGAATACATAGCCCTATAATATGGCCACTAGGTGGTTTACGGGGATACTGGGGATTTTCTGGCTATCGTATATATCTGTACCATACACCCCCACCAGCCCCCTGCGTAGTCCATAGCTTTCCTTAGTTTCATCAAGTAAAAAAAGTAATCCCACAAATATCATAAGGTTAGCCCTCGGGGTTTCCTTGATGGTTACCGATTTATTTCTTAGGGGGTATGGGGATTTTTTGTCC